ATCACGTTATCCAATGCGAATTAGACCTAAGTTGTAATGAAAATTAAATATTTTCAAATTAAAATGGCGACCCACAAGCGACCCGCGCTCCGACCATGCGAACCACGTACGATTGGACCCCAAAAACCTAGTCCGGGATCGTTTTTACACTCGATCTGTTATCCACCGACCGCGGAGTGGTGTAAGGGTGGACCCCCCTCTCACTTTTATTTGGCAGATCCAGAGAGCTACCTGAAAGCACTCGAAAAATCATGTATTGCGAGTGGCGCGGTGTATAAAAAACCAGACGTCAGGAAAACACCACCCTACAAGTCATCGACACCCGTTAAATATCCAATTCAAAAAAATCCACACGAATTATTAGTAAAATTAAAGGTGTTGAAAAATGGTAAAATACGAGTTAAACTTTTAACAGGAATGGTGACGTTACACGAAAAATATTATGATCATGGAAAAATACCACCACAAAAAGTGTTACTCGCCGCTATGAAATCCATGGGATACGACAAAGAACAACTTGAAAAATTAAAAAATAAAATGGAAAAAAGAGCGGTTCGAATGGAAAAACATTGGGATGTGTTGGAAAAGTTATTTGAAAAACCTTCAGTCTCGCGTAAAAAGAAAAAGAAGGAAGAAGAGGAAGAAGTATTAGCGACTGAAGTGAACGAGGAGATCCCACCCATCGACGAGGAAGACCAAAATGAAGAAAATGAAGAAAATGAAGAAAATGAAGAAGATGGAGAAATGGACATCGATAATAACGAAGAAGAAGAAGTCGTTGACGAAGAAGAATATATATCCGACGTTGAATAATTAATCTATGTATAATGTAATATGAAGTCCCAATGGGCGCCCGCACTAAAACAAGAAAAACCACCCCCCAAAATTTTCAGTGACTTTATTCGAAGCGCGAAAAAACAAGAAGTTGCACGCGTCGTCGTACAACCCCGAAAAAACGTGTTGTATTACGAAAATAAAGACGGTGACATGGGTGGTGTGAGTTACGCGCCATCCGATAGGTTTTGGGATATCGTCATGGATAGCGAAGCTGACGTCGCGTTCGACATGGAAACGTCGCCACCCCTGACGATCGGTGATATAAGCTCGCTGTTGATCACAGCCTTTTTCATTTTTGCTGTGTTTCGCATGTTTCAAACACAGGGATCACAACCCGGGAATCCATTTGAGACAACGACCACCGAACCGGAGGTACAAGAAAACATCGCCACTCTATTCGACGACGTCGAGGGGATCGATAACGCGAAGGATGAATTGAATGAAATCGTCGATTTTCTTAAAGAACCGGAGCGATTCGTCGAAAGTGGCGCTAAAATTCCCAAAGGTGCGTTACTCACGGGTCGTCCGGGTACAGGTAAGACATTATTAGCTCGAGCGATCGCAGGTGAATCATCAGTTCCGTTCATTCAGTGTAGCGGTTCGGCGTTCGTCGAGATGTTCGTGGGTGTCGGTGCCAAGCGAGTTCGGGATATATTTGAACTCGCTAAAAAAATACAACCGTGTATCATTTTTATCGATGAGATAGATGCCATTGGAAAAAAACGGTCGAATAATGGTTTCGCATCGAACGATGAACGCGAACAAACGATCAACCAATTACTCACCGAGATGGATGGTTTTGATAATACGTCCGAGATCGTCGTCATCGCCGCGACGAATCGAGACGACATTCTAGATGAAGCCCTCCTTCGACCGGGAAGATTCGATCGTAAAATACAGGTGAGTTTACCGGATGTCGATGGACGTGAAAAGATACTCGGTGTTCACTCGAGGAATAAAAATTTAAGTGACGATGTATGTTTAAACGACGTAGCGCGTCAAACTATTGGGTTTTCGGGTGCGGACCTTGAAAATCTCATGAACGAATGCGCTATAAGTTCCGTACGCGAAGGAACATCCGTAATCACCCCTGAAATAATCGAGGACGCGTATCAACGCGTCGTCATCGGTGTGAAAGCGAATCGTCCGATGTCGCCTCGGCGCAAAATGCGAGTCGCGTACCACGAGGGGGGACACGCCATCGTCGGCGCCCTCATGCCTGATTACGACGAAGTACGAAAAGTCAGCGTGATATCGAGGGGTGACGCCGGTGGTGTGACTTTTTTCCAACCATCAACAGATGATATAGGCATGTATACGAAAGAATATCTACTGTCTGAGATCAAAGTGTCGTTAGGTGGACACGCGGCGGAAGAACTCATATACGGCAGGGAGCGCGTGACGACTGGTGCGACGAGTGACTTTTCTCAGGTGTACGCGGTCGCGCGAGAGATGGTTTTAACGTACGGTATGAGTTCGGTGATCGGGAAGATCAACGTTCAGTCGGAGACACTGTCGCAAAAAACAGCGCGAGATGTCGACGTGGAGGTCAAGAGAATCGTCGACGAGTGTTACGAGGATGTCATGAAAATATTAAGAAAATATAGACCCCAGCTCGAAGAATTGAAAGATATATTGCTCGAAGATGAGATCATCGATGGATCGATCGTGTACGATCTCGTAAAAAATGTTAACACATAGTAGATATAATGTCAACTGCAGGGTCCCGATCTCCGTCCTACAATGTGTCGCCTCAAAGTGTAGAAGGTGGTACACCAAGATCGTTGGGTAAGTCGTCTTCAAGTGTAGAAGGTGGTAAACCAAAATCAGGGAGTAAGCCCCCACGCGTTCCCGTTACTACCAAAACAAGCAGTTCCGCAGGAAGTACGAGCGTTAGAAATAACAAACGTCCATCTCCATCGTCGGCGGGTAAGGTGTCGGAGGGTAATTCTGCCGAAGAGAAGAATAACAATACGTCCAATCCCGTTCCGGTCAATATTAAAAAAATAGTGAGACCTACGCAATCCCGACCCACCACCATACAATCGGCCCGAGGACAACCGGGTAAGACATTTGATGAAGTGATTAGTCTCAACCAACTTACCAAGAACCAACTTATGCGGGAAATAGAAAAACGACAGACGAAAGAACGCCGTGTGATCGAGAGACATTACGGATACCTTGGAAAAAGTAATTTAATTAAGGAGTTAAATTTTTTATTATCTAAGGAAAATCGAAATGCCATGGAGAAGCGAGCGGAGAACGCGCAGCGGGCGGCGGCGATGACGGCGGAGAAGAAGAAGAAGAGGAGGTCGCTCTCCGAGTTTCGACGAGCGATAGCGGAGAAGAAGAAGGAGGCTGCGATGGCGACGGCAGCGTTGGCGGCGGGGGTAACGGGGGCGGCGGTCGCCACGGCTAAGAATAGTATGAACAAGGATGCTCAACAATACATGGAACAGATGCAGCTCACACTTAAAAAGGCTATAAACGAAGAAAAAGCCAAGACGGTTGAGGTGATAGCCAAAGTGAAAGAAAAAGAGAAAGAATTACAACAATACAAGGAACGGATGACAGATTTGGTGACACAAACTCAGGAAGCGTATGAAAAAGAATACAAAAAATTAAAAAAGGGAGGGGAAAACCTATCTGCCGCGATGGTTAAACAAATTGCTAACAAAGAGAAACAACTCGATCTGATGAAAGCTAAAACAAATAAAAAACTCGCTCTGATGGAAGCTGAAAAAAATAAACAAATTGCTCTGGCAGCTACTAAAATAGAGGTATTAGCGGCTAAATATGATAACAAATTCTCAAAGAAGAATATTTTGGACTTCATTTCTAAAAGTGTGAAATCTAATAACAGACTCACGAAGAAGGATATTTTGGAATTTATTTCGAAACAAAAAACCCCGACTGTCACTGTGAAACAGTCCATAGGTAACGTCAAAGCGGAAGGTGGTAAATCAAACGTTCGAATTGTAAATTCTAAAAAAATAAATAGAGAAGAACTTTTAGCTCAAAATATTAAACGAAGAGATGCAAATTATAGACGCATCGTGACAACCGATCCTATGGCATTGAAAAGGCAAAAAAGGGTATTCGCAAAAAAACGTGGTGAACTTTTGAAAAGTATTCAAAAAATAATAAAATCTGATAGAAAAGCGAGTCCCACGATTAAGAAGAAAGTGTATGAATCATACTCAAAATCCCCACGGAGTAGGATTTCTAAGCTTCTAAAATTACCTAAGAAGGATTTGATATCAATGATTAAACGTTCAACGTCTAGGACATCGAAATAATCTTAATTAAAGAAATAACGATAATTATTCATAATGAGCTATATAGCGTGGGACACGGAGACGACAGGTCTCCCAATGTCGCGCGCTCGCGCGACGCCCGAGAACACGGACAATTTTAAATTCTGTCGTTTAGTCTCGTTGGCTTTGGTCAAATATACATCATCCGGGAGAGAAGTTGGGTCGTATCACCAGATCGCATACCCGGATGGATTCGAGGTAAAAGCAACGGAGATACATGGAATCACACACGAACGCGCAGAAGCTGAAGGTGTACCATTTACTGAAATATACAATAAATTCATTGAATACATTAAAGGTGTCGGTGTATTAGTCGCTCACAATTCTAGATTCGATGAAGATGTCATATTTTCGGAATGTTATCGGCGAGGTTTGAGTATTGAGCCATTCAAGCGTATACATTTTGTGTGTTCTCTCGACATGACTCGCAACGTTTTATTGCAAAACATGAAACTGGGACTACTGTATAAAAAAGTGACGGGTCGCGATCTAGAGGGCGCGCACGACGCGTTGAATGATTCGAGGGCGTGTGGGATCGTTTACAAATATTTGAGGGATCGAAAACCAATCACGAAAGATATAGGTGTGAGAAAGGTTATTTTAAAGGCTTCGGAAGTCGCGGGTATGATTGGGAAGAATCCATACAAAAAACCGAGTGATATCGTGAATGAGTTGTGGTCAAAATATCGACCGGACACATTCATCGGAAAAACAAAGGAGCAAATCGCTTTACAGGCGATCCAAACGTCGCCGGTCGCACAGGACCTTCTACGAGATTCACAAAATTTTAAATCGACCGGGAGCTCAAGCGTCGAGCAAAAATTGCGAGCCGTGACCAATCAGCTTGAGCAAAACGCGGGGTTTGATAAAGAGCAATTTGATTCTGCGAAGGAATATATCCGCAAAACACTTTTTACAAATCATGGTACAAGATACGAAGATAATACGGCTTCAAATTACACGGATTTACATGAAGACCACACGTTTTACACATACGATGTTTGTGAAGTTAAGGGAACGTGGTATCAGGTCGTTGGAAGAATCGATCGATTACGCGAACACGAAGATGGATCACATAGCGTGGTCGAAATTAAAAATCGGACGAAGGGTTTGTTCAAAACAGTGCGGGACTATGAAGACGTGCAATGTCAGGTATATATGGAAATGGTTGGTCTTGAGAAGGCTATTCTCATAGAACAATACGAAAAGAAGAGAATGTCGCACAACATCCCACGCGATAAAAAAATGTGGGAAGATGAAATTTTACCGAAATTGAAGAATTTCTGTGTTCGATTTCATGAAATGCTCTCGGAAAAATAAAATATTTTTAAAATTTAGATGCAGGGGCTCGAAGAAATTATAAGGACAATATCGGTGATTGGTAATGGTTTAATTTTGATAGATTCAATCGTGCGTCGAAGATAATTGTTTTTAAATTATTAAAGAAATAAATTGTAATTTAAAAATAAATGATGTATTACTTAATTCGAGAACGTCTAAATCTCGGTCGTGAAAAATACGGTCATGGTGTACGCGTGAACGATGACACGACCACGTGGGGTGTGCCGAAGGATTCATGGCTTGAGATGGCTATAGAGGAGTATTTAGACGCTATCGTATACACTGTCGCAGACTATATAAAAAAACATGAAGAAGCGTCGAGTGATTGTGATAATTTAAGAATTCTCCAATTGTCGACGAACCCAGAAGAGATGACACGGACGACATTCCACGCGCGCGCCGTAAAATGCCTCCACGAGCTCGTGTATTTGAGTCAACAATAAAATATATAATAATAATAGAA